ACAACATTGATATACTGTTGTTCGTGCTACTTGAATACTGTGCAAGGTTTGTGAACCCATCCTTGATAGCACTAATTGCAGCCGAAAACGCTCTGAATGCTATGCTCATTAGTAAGGACATCTTAAGCATTCTTCCAATGCCGAACCTCGCACTGTTTGCAGCTTTCCCAGTTTTAGTGATAGACTTTGAAGCCTTCTCACTTGCATTCGCCATTTTTTGCTGTGCCGGTGCCGCACTCATCAACTTCTGTTTGTAATCATCAATACTTCCTTTTACAGAATTGTAAGAAGTATGAAGACGATTATTCATGTCAGCAAGTTTTCTCTCTTCTGCTTGCAATGTGCGCATACTGGCAGCTGCTTCTTGTGTCTTAGAGCCAAGCGTAAACGCTCCACCTGACGCTTCTAAGTCAGCTAATTCTGCTTTTGCATATTTGATTTCATTCTCAAGCTCTTCTATGTCATACTGCATCCTCTTGAAAGATGAACTGCTCTGCTTTCCACCAGTAGAAAGAAATTTATCCTGTGCAGCTTTCAGTGAATTCAGTTTTTGAGTAGCCTGTGAAATCTGTGTTTGTATCTCTCTGTATTCGTCTGTTGGTACTTTCTGTTCACCGTACTCAGCAACCTTCTTCTTCAGTTCAGATACCTTACGCTCCTGTGCAGCGTATTCATTGTTCAGCTTAGCGAATGCATCCGCTTGTTTGTTGAGAGCTGTCTGCGCTTTGTTCCCCATGTCATTTACAGAGTTTGCCATTCTTCTGACAGCTGCTTCAACTTCTTTGCTTCCGGCTTTCATGCCGTCAGCGTTAATCTCTGTGTCAATTATGATATAGCCGTCGGCTTGTGCCATTTCTAATCCTTTCCACCGCTAATTATCTGCGGTCAGCGAATATCTCTAACGATATCCGGTTATTTATTCAATCCGAAGAGTTCTCGGAGTTCAGCTTTCTCTTCGTCACTTCTCTCTGTACTCTTCTGATGCAAGTCTACGATAGACTTATTATTTTTGTAGTATTCCTGTTCCCACTTCTCTAACTTCTTACCTTTTCTCTTCTTGTCTCGGATGCTGACTACTGTTGAGAATGTGCTTTCTCCGATTTCCATATAGAGTCCGAAGAATGTCCACCAGTGCATATATTCTGTGGCTCTTACATCAGCGTTATTCACCTTATTTACAGCCGGTATGATGATTGGTGCATCCTGTTCCCAGTCCATTGTTCTAGGTCTAGGTTTGCCATCATTTTTGATACCGCAATCGATGAACTCACACGCTTTCTGACAGGCTTCTTGCCAATCCTTAAGTGGCATGGAATCAAAGTCCACATAGAGGATTCTAAGCATCGTGAGTGTTTTCTCCTGTTGTTTCTCTTCTTCTGTCATGCCAGGCTCGAAGATATCCGGATCATTCATAGCAGAAAGAATATCCAATATCACTCTAAAATCAGAGCGTATCGAATATTCCTTTCCATTAACGTCTAAAGATGTAGGAAGTTTCCACGGATCCATTAATTATGGTACTTAGCCACATACTTATTCATGCGACTCTGTACCTTCTTTGTGCGGATATTCATTTCCTTTTCAATCACTTTTGCGATAGAGGACAGAACATTCTCCATGTACAGTTCTCCATTCGCCAGTGGTGAGAATGCTCCGAGGATAGAGAAGAATGTCTCTTTTGCATCCTCTCCGATGAGATAAGAGATTCTCCCTGTAATATCTTCCTCAGCTTTTCTCATATCCGCTTCACTTGGATTCTCTGGCAGCTGATATGAATTGTAGTATTCAACCACTTCCTCATATCTCTTCACGATATTTGTATCTGTAGGTCTGAACTCGAACTTGCCGAGTACCTTTCCTCTTTTGTTCTCAATCGTGTAGACCTTGCTACCATCATCTACTACAATCTTGTTTGCCATTGGTTTTGCTAATTTATTGCTCATTGTATCGTCCTTTCTCAAATCGTCTTTTCAATGAGGTATATCTCTTCGTCATTTACGTCTAATATTGTGTCTCCACGGATGTCAAACCATCGTTTCAGTCACTCAATATTTCCCTCTGTGAATACTGGATTACCTGATTTCAGCGATTCAGCTGTGACATAACCTTTTGTTCTCTCACCATCGTCTGTTACATCAAATGGGATATTAACGCCAGTTGTGTCTCCACCATAGCTCTGTGGTTTAACCATTACTTCCTGTACATAAGCAAGATGCTTTGTGGCTGCCGTGTCCTCTACGATTACTTCAAGCATAAGTGTCTTACAAGCTTCACCTTTCAGACGGTTAAACGCAATCTCTCTAATCTTCGGATACAGTTTGGACGCTGGATCTGCGTAGAATGGATCAGCTGACATGGAAGGTGCATATCCATTATCAGTTGTCACAGTTTTTCCAAGAATGGTCCTCTTCTGTTCCGTGTCTGGATTAAGCTCCACGGACATTTCCTCGATATCGTCACCGAGAACCGCCCACTCTGCTGTTGCCGGTGTCTTTTTAAACGATGCATCAAGATAATGCATCAACGCTTCACGCTCTAATTTCATGTTTGTTATCCTCCGTTATTTCTTGTAGAATATGTTTCTGTATTTCAAGGAGATGCTGATTGCCCAATCTTGGACATTGCCATCACTCACATTATCTAAGTGAGCCGGTGTAAGTCTTATAATCTCCTCTATTTTTCTCTCTTCTGTAAGCACTGGATATTCTTCCAGTTTTACTTGTTCTCCATTTATTACAACCGTCTGCTGTTCAAGCCACTTTCCAAGAGTGTCAAGGAATTCTTTGATACTGGCCTTAATCTTTGGAGAGTCGATTGAAGACCTGTAGATTACATAGAATGGATAATTGCATAACTGATCTACTTTACCGGTTACACTCTTCTTTTCCTGTGCAATCACTGCTCCAGCTACCGGATAGAAGGCTATACCGCCATCTTCTTCCAGAGTGGAGAACCTTATCTTTTCATCTTCCTCTAATCCCGGAAAACTATTGAGAAGAGAAACGAGTGCATCTGTTACCGCATCGTAACCGTCTACATCGTACTTGACCGGTTTCTTACTTTCCTCCGGCACGTTTCTTCACTCCTTTCACCCAAGACTTCACATATTGTTCCTTTGCAGCATCAAACCAATGGTCTGTTGCGCGTGGATGTGCTGTCTTGTCAAACACAAGGTCTCTGTCCGTGACCACTTTCTTCGCTCCGGCCCTTGCCCACGGTGAGCCTGTGACAGGATCTACCATAACTTTTCTTTCATAGAGGAATCTTCCGTAAGGTGGAGCACCGGCAATCACTTGACCGCTTCCTTGCATGGATCTGCTCATAATCGCAGACACATTTCTCATGTTACCGTCACGAAACGGCATATACTTTTCCATGTCAGTGAACACTCGACCATCTAGCCAGTTCTGTGCTTCCTGGAACTGCTTTTCAAATCTGTTCAAGCTGACATTTACTTTGATGTCACCTTTTACGATTGAGAAACTAGGAAAATGAAATGTCTTGCTTGCCATATTACTTTCCTCCAATCTCAAAATGAGGAATCAGTGTGTAAGAACCTACGCTTGTGATCAGAAAGACATTATCCATCTTCTTATTCAGATAATCGTAGAATCCTTTGTTCGTGCGTGACGTATAGTCTTCATCGGCAATTACCGTTTCCGGATATTCGCCTTCCATGAAGATGTCACCTGTCGAGAATGTGATTGAACCCTCTTTGTTTTCCGCAGTTTTCCACACTTTCGGAGTGAGATAGGAAAGATTGCACACCACCCTTTCTCCCTCACGTACCTTAAACGGTACATGAAGATTAGCTGTATCAGCCGTATCCAAGCCAGTTTTGGCAATGTTGGCTGCCTTGTCCGTTATAAGTGTGACTCCAGATATAACATGAGGATACCAATATATGGCATCACTCTTGTCTGTGTATTTGTTGAATACAGTCACAGTCTTGTCATACATCGGTATCCCCTCCTAATAGAATTCTTTTCCACATTCTTTGCACTTCCACACATGGTGAGTCTTGTACTCATGGTCTCCGACCTCATCAAGGAAAGTTGAAGAATATGTTAATTTTTCGTGTCGGCATGTTAACCGCTTAAGCCATCTAAATACCAGCATAGAGTAGGCACACTCCTTTCTTATCTGCAAGGTGTTGCAGATATTCAGAAGCCACCTGTCTGATCAGCAAAGCTTCCACTTTCTTATCCATTGACGCTTGTGCATAGATGCTGTCTGCTGTTCCGCTAGTCCCAGTGACGAAACTAATGCTTTCAGCACCTGACGTAATGGATGCTACTTGTTTCTTGCTCACAGTACCGTCTTCATGCTTTACCACTCCGACCGTATCCATTGATGCTTTTCTGATTGAGTCAATCTGATGCAGTACTTCTGCGACCGCACAGACAGCCTTTTGAACCTTTGTGTTAGCTCTTTCGTCCTCCGGAAGTCCATCGGCTAATCTGTCAAAAGTGATGCTGTCCACACGTTCGCTTGCTCGCTCTGCATACTTAGGAAACTCTTCCTCTGTCACGGCATCTCCAAAATATTTAGTTGTATAGAACTGATAGTCTGTGTATGCCATGTGAATCTCCTTACTCAGCTTTTTTTCTTGTCTGCTGTTTCTTCTGTGGCTTATCTGCTACTTCTTCGTATTTGTTAGGATTGCTCTTCATACTGGAAATACTATCGGCATTGTCAGTAGAAAGATACAATCCTGTCTCTTTGTCCAAAAACTTCATCTTAATTAACCACCAATTTTCTTATTTTTGAAGATAAGATCCGGTGTAACAGATTTTGTTCCGAAGTGGTAGAACAGTTCGATTCCGTAAGCGTTTGACAGTGGAATCTTCTCTGCATTGTAAGGATCTGACATTACTGGCTGCGCGATTGCACCGTCAACCATTACGAGAGCCTTAACATCTGTTGGAAGATGCACACAAGAGTATGTCTTAACACCGTGGAAAGCATAGAACTCTTCGTCAGCTGCTCCAACACCAGGAACTGTTACCTTGTCAAGGTATGTTCTGATTTTTCCGTAGTAGTCCGGATCAAGTACCATGTGCATCATTAATCTTGGAACTCCGTCCACGTACTCATTCTTTGTTGTCTCACACTGCTGAATCATTTTCTCTGCAATCTCTTCAATTGCTGTGATTCCTGTCAGATCTACTTCTGTAGCATCTGTACCAGCTACTTCGAAGAACTTTGTATCAAGCTCTGCTGCCATTCTAAGCGCATGGTTTGCTGTTCTCTTAGCAATAAGTCCTTCAACTCCAAGAAGAGAAACATCTTTCTGCTCTACTTCTTCTACGATCTCTCTGTCCTGATCAATCGGAATTGTTACCGTTTTACCTTTAACACCGTCACCCTTTGCAGCTGTTCTAGCTGTTCCATAGTTCTTCGGTGTTGCGTTTGCAAATCTCTTTGCTTCTACTGTTCCGGCATGAGGATCACCAGAAAGCTCTGTGTTCTTCATTGCTCCGGAAATTGTAAGTTTCTGTACGTTCTCGATTACCTTTCCGTATTCCTCTGCAAGGAACATCTTTCCAGTTGGATCGAGAAGCATGTTTAATGACTGAATTCTTGTATCTGCCATGTTTGTATTCTCCTTTAACTTTTTAAGGTCAACGATTACCTCTGATTGATAACCGTTCTATCGCATGACTACCATACTGCCGGTGGTGCGTACACTGGAGTCTTACCGTCTCCTCCACCTTTGTTTGTAGGTGTTGTGAAGGTCGGCACTTTCGGAGCATCTGTCGGTGCAAATGCATCTTTCTGTGACTCTCTCAGCTCGTTCATGTAATCATCGAGTCCGAGGATTTTCTCACCTTCACGTTTCAGCCCTTTCTCTTTGATCATGCTGATAATTCCTGTTCGTGCAAAGTCAGAAGTGAATTTCTCACCTGCCAGTGCTTTGACCAGAGCATCATTGAAGTCTCTTTCTTCAATCTTTGCTGCATAATCTTTCTCGCTGTTCGCAAGTTTTGTCTGCCACTCTTTCTCTGCGGTCTCTGCTTTTGTTTTCCACTCATCACGTTCTTTTGTGATAGCATCAAAGTCTTTGCCCTCAAATCCTTCAAGTGTAGACTTGGCTGTGTCATACTGTGTTTGAATGTTGTCTCTTTCCTGTGTGACTGTATCAAGCTTTCTTCCCTGTTTCTCAAACTCGGCAAGAGTCTTGTAATTCTCATTCACACCGGTTTCGATTGTTTTCTTCTGCTCATCTGTAATCTCAAGACCAGCATCGGAAAGAATCTGAATAATGTTTTTCATGTTTCATATCCTCCTCAACGTATTTTATTAACCGTTTCGTCCACGGTAGGGATTCAGACAGATAAACCTCTGTCAGGGTAATCGTGGTTGAGGGAGTCGAACCCTCATAGCCATTACCACGCAAGAACAGATGCTATAGAAAGGCAGATTCACATCTGTCCCCAGCTCCCTTAGGAGCAAAGCCTACCGAGATGTGCGATATCTCTTAACAGGATTCCCCTAGTAGGCTATTTTCTAAAAAAGGAGGCGCAAAAATATGATATAATCTTCACCCAATATCCATTATGAATGTTTTTGATTACTTCGTTGTACCCATCTTTAACTCTTTTTCGCACTTTCGTATCTTCTGGCAGCAGCTGCGCTCTTCATAGCTTGCTTTCTGTCCCACTGTGCGACTTTCAATCGTTCTGCATACTCTCTTAGGTCATTCTCTTCACAAAATGCACCGTACCGCTTGTTCTGAAGCTTCAGTGTGTGAGCCTTGCGGTCTAGCATATTCTGCAATTCAAACCTTGCCTTATCATCCTTACAGTTATCAACAGCTGTCTGCAAGTTCTGTATCTTCCGCTTGGTGTCACGGATCCTACGCTCCTGCGCTCTCTGTTTCTTCTGCAATTCCTCAACCTTATGGTTGTCAGCAAAGTTAATCTTCTTGTCATCATAAGGATTATTCACTCCGTCACCACTTCCAAAAGAGTGCCGGCAGTTCCATCCGCAGAGTCCTTCACCAGTTCCGAATCCTGTGGTCTTAACAAAGTCCGGGAATCTCTTATCCTTTCCAGTACGTGAGTAGAATCGTCCTTGCCACCACAAGTGATTACCTGGATTCATTCCACCGTTGCCGGTACGCGCTCCAAGATGCGCAGACACAAGTACTGTATCCCAGTTCATTTCTTCCATTCTCTTCATGGAGATGTCGGCAGCTGCTTGTCCCACTCCTGTCCTCACGATCATCATCGTTGCTGACTCGATGCTCATTCTGTACCCGGTAGGATAGTTCACTTTGAGTCCTACTTCTGTGATATTGTTAATTACATCTCTGACCGCTTGTGTGTACGATACAGAACCAGTAGATACAAGATGGTAGGCATTGTCCATCTGATTGATGAAAGCCCTCTGTGCATCCAGTGCTGTGGTCCGTGTGAAGTTGTTCCATTCTCCGGCAGTAGCAAGGTAATCTCTCTCGAGGATCCTGAGCATGGTTGGAGATTGCATCAGTGCTGTTGGAGTGAGTCCGGCTGCAATATACACAGCATCATCCCATTTCAACGAAGTGATACCAGCATCAATGAAAGCATCCTTGATTTCTTTCTGCTGTAACTTTGTCTTGTCCGCTATTTCCTTCTGGATATCCTCTAGCAGTTCACCAGACTCTTGAAGCACTTGTATCTGCCATCGGTCTGTCTGTGTCAGCAGATAGTCCTCACCTCTGCCGAGTCTCTTCATGATTCTCTCAATGATCATGTCCATAATATTGCGATGAAGGGACGAAGATATCTCCTCCGCCCCTTCTGTTATTCTTTGTAAGTATTCAGGTGTTAGCATTATTTCTCACCGCTTCGCTTATTCCTCTGTATGACAGGTGTTTGTCAGTTTCTTGTACACATCTTCATACAACTCCTGTTTGTCACCATTGTATGTATATTCAGCATAAATACCATTTCCACTGACCGTAGTAGATACAAGACATTTATAGTTCTGCAAAGTCTTACATGACCAAACGATAAATACATTACTTAAATCAATCGGTGTTGCTTGTCTGTGCTTCTGACACCATTCGACAAGTTTCTTTTTACATACACTCTGAAAGTGATCCATTCCTGTGATAATCATGATTAAGCCTCCTACTCTGCAAACACCCAATCTTCAGCAAGCATATCTGCCTGACTTGCAAGCCATCCCATCTGTACTCCTGATGTTCCGACAAATGCAATAGCCATGTTTCCGATAGCATCATGTTCACAGTTTACAATTTCTCCATCTGCTGTTTTGTAAGAAATGCCAGTGGCAAGCTGAATGTACTGCTTCTTTCCATTCCAACCTTCACGAGCTACTTTACGTCCTTTCTTTAATTGCTTAATAGCTTCACTGAAAGAAAAAGTTGCTTCACCACCAAGTGCCGGACAGTTCGTGTCATCCGCAAAAATCCATTCATCGGAGCAAATATTGGTAAATGTGTAATCTACACACTCAGTTCTACGAACATCAATGTCCTTACCATCTTTCGTGTGCATCAAGATTGACTGTGCCGGAATACACCAGTACCAGTATCCCGCCCATGATGGAAGTTTCACCTTTGCCCCATGTTTCATTGCTTCAAATGCTTCTTTAAATGTCATCGTTCATTTCTCCTTTCAATTTAAAAAAACTGACATAGCCGGACTTGAACCGGCAACCTTCCGGTTAACGGCCGGATGCTCTGCCATTGAGCTATACGTCATTAAATCGGAACGGGAGGTATCGAACCTCCGACACGCTGGATATAAGCCAGTTGCTCTACCACTGAGCTACGTTCCGTTAGCAGGTGGACAGTAATCAAACCACCTCTGCTACGGTTCTTTTAGACAGTACAACGTAAAATTTAAAAACACTGTGACCAAAAAGGGTTTCTCACTACTCGTGCAAAAATAGGAATTATTATTTCTCTATTTTGACGGAACTCCGCAGCTAAAATCCGTCTGTTACATTTTTTCAAACACAATTAGGTCTTCACCTTATTCAATCATGGTAAAAGTCATATTCTGCCACTGTGATGATAGGTCTGAGCTTCTGAGAGCGACTCTTGGCTTCCTGTCACTGTCTAAGCACACATGAGATTGATACCCACAAATTTCACGGTTCTTTCAGAAGAATATGTTTTGCATCAATGGATTTCACGTCCACTGCAATAGCTTATCAAAAACTTGCCATACCGCTACTTTAACGAATCTCTTGTGTTATACTCCGATCTCTCAGATTCAAGGCAAATCAGCTTATTGAGAATTTCCAGTTAGTCCGTAGTCTCTCACACCACTCACATCACTGGATTATTTCTGCACCGCAGATGTCTATTAATCACTGACCACAAGGATTCTGCATTTAACTTCTCTATGATGATACACTACAAGGCATTGTTGACGGTTTCCGTCTTCACCAATGGAATCACTCCCAGTGGAAAGAATCAGCTTATCCAATATCTCGAACAAGCCTATCTCGTCACCATTGCATCTCGGCATGACTGAAAAATCACTCTTCACCGAGGTAATCATATTTGAAAATAGCCGTATAAGGAGTCGAACCTTAATCTTTCACTTGGGTAGGGGTAGAATGAACGCTTTACCGTTAAGCTATACGGCTTCCAACTACACTGTAGTAAGGAAAAATTTGTTATGAAAAAGATTTTTCTCCGAGTTCCGGAGAAAGCTACCGTTCGGATTCGAACCGAAAACCTGTTGATTAAAAGTCAACCGCTCTACCATTTGAGCTATGATAGCTTAAGCATCGAGCGTGAACCAAGAAAAAACGCTCGATGCTATATTATTTTAGGTTCCCGGGGAGATGACAAGAAACCGGGAATAGGCCTGTCCCGGTTATGCTCCGAGTCTGTGTCCTACTAAGGAACAAGCCTTAACCGCCGTCTGGCGGTTAGTAGCAATATTTATAGTGCTGTACATTGCACTGTGGGGGAGTGTAAGGCAAAGGGAATTGCCTTGATATTATAGTATCAGAGTACAAGAAAAACCTTGTACCCATAATTTACTCATCTGTGAACTTATCGAAAAGTGTTTCGCCTTTTTCACTGGCTTCTTCGACCATAGCTTTCGCATCAGCTTCAACCATTCCTTCGAATTTCACGAAGTATCTCCATGCCGGTACTTTTCCTTGCACCACATAGTTCCACCAACGTGCACGATCATCTTCAAGGTTGTACACAAGGTCTTCAAACTCACAAGCTGTCTGATATCCGGAAGCCGGAATTGTTCCGTTCGCTGTTCCAGTAGCGTAGAGAATGTATAAGATTCTGTGGATAACTCCATCATGGTTCTTTCCGTCTAAGATTGTACGGAATGACTCAATCGTGTGTAGTGTTCTTCTATCGTCTGATTCCACTTGTGTTGCTGTCTGAATTCCTCTAGTCTCGTCAAATGAGAAGTAACCATTTGAGAATCCGCACTTGTATCCGATGATGGACAGATAGAAGTTGATGGCAGCAGTTCTTTCAGCTACTAACATAGTCGGCACGTGCTCTTGAATCGTGCTGTCTGCATCAATTCCCATTTCAATTCCTCGAACGAATCTAGGAAGTTTGATTCCGTTCTGGCTTGCATACTGAATCGCTGACTGTGACACGAATGTGATGTGCTGACTATCTTCCTGTTCGTCACCCATCTTGTTCAGTGTGATGTCAAGCCATCTTAATTCTTCAATACATTCAGCGAACACTGGCACTGTAAGAGGAGATTCCTTATCAATCGCATTCGCATAAGGATTTCTCCAATACACAAACAGCGGATACTCCAACCCTCTTACTTCTACTTCCGGGAGAATATCTTTCCACTCATCTACTTTCTCTAGGG